GAGGCCGCTACGGACTTAGTAAAGCAGCACGGCACCTTCCTTGCTTTGGAAGGTTGCGCCAGGAGTAAGTACTTTGAGTTGGCCCGTTATGCTTTTCAGAACGGGAAGGCTCGGTATCCCTCGGTGCGGTGGAATGGAACAAAGCTTAACGGAGAGCTGGTTGATGAGGAGGTTCAGGGTGCCTTTAGTGTTGATGTCAAAGACGGTCAACCAATGGGTCATCCACTTTCTTTCCCGCTCCTCTGCATTATCAACCTCGCGGTTTATCTCTGCGCGATTGACCGATGGGTCCATGAGGATCCTGAAAATCGGTTTTCAATTGGTGTGGTTATGGCACGGAATGTGCTGGTAAACGGAGACGATATGCTTTTTAAGTGTTCCCTCTCCTTCTACCGGATCTTCAACATTGTTGCAGCTGAAGCCGGTTTCAAGATTTCGACGGGGAAACAATACCTGTCGAGACGTTTCGCGATGATTAACTCCCAATTGTTTGAGGAAGTCGAGGGTGATCGTTATCGCCTCGCTGGGGTCCGCCGATAAGGTTACCTGAACCTCAACATTGTTAAGGGAGTATCTGTGAAGAAAACCTCTGATGTAGAGGCTGTCCCGACGCAGATTTCTCGCGATGCAAACAAGATGATTTCCCTGGTACCTTGGGCCGCCTCTGTGATCCCTTCGATCATGTCGAGGTGGCGCGAGGATTGGTTTGGAGAACGTTTTCAGCCTAATTGGTATCTCCCTGTTCATTTGGGAGGCATTGGCTTCGACCCAGAGTGGGGCCCCGAGGACTATCGAGTTACTCAGGAGCAACGCTGGATAGCCGCATGTTATATCAATAAGCCGAATCTCCAACTGTACCGGATGAAAGGAATGGACATTCCCACGTTCCATTATGTGGACAGCCTCCTTGAGTATCGAATGCTCGCTGGCGACGTCTCGTATTGTCGAACGGAAACCGAGCAGATGGCCCACGACGGTGGTGATTCCTGGCTCGGAAAGGTTTGCTATGCCTCTCGGTTGAAAGAGGGGTCTTGCGAACTTGAAAGCGATTGTGTTTTCGCTAACAAGTATCTGCTGAAGAAGCAACCTTGGAATATCCGTCTGAAATCAGCCAGTCGGGCGACTATCGAACGGTATCGTACTGTGACGATGTTGACCGGCTGGAAGGGGCCATGTCCCCCACTTGTGAATCTCGACAGGAAGAAATTTCTCCCGACTACCCTCGATGAGGACCAGGTCTTTTGTCTCGACCCGGCCCGAATTGGGGAGTGGTGATTGTATTCAGTCCGAAATGACGTTAAACTACTTCTGGCCCAGCCCGGGTGTGCCTTTGAAGCCAAGCCGAAAAGCACCAACCTTTGATGCCCGTAAGGGAACTAGGCGTGTCAATAAGTCGCGGTACTAGCCACAGTCGGGAGTTGGGCCACCGTCAGAAAAGACGTGAAAATCATGGAGTTGTGACAGGTAATTGCCCAAAACTGTTCGCTCGATTGAGCTGTAAAATTCAGTGCTAAGCAAAATGCCAAGAGACTACACGGAGCACCCGGTTCTACCCAGGGCCGGTTCTGTCACGATGTATAGTCCCACTCGTTCATTGTGGGATTCCATACAAATGAATACAAACAACAACAATAATGCTGCTGCTGGACCCAAAATCCATGTAACGGCACAAGACGCTGAGGAGATGCTTGACACCGCCACTCAGAATCCTGACAAACAGGATTTCACGTGTCCCCCCGATGGGGTTCGGGGGTTATCGACGATTACCCGCCAGAAGCTGGCTCGAACCGTGAGTTTCAAAATTCCCGGCGCTTTGAGCGACATCTGGCTCGTCCAGTGGGATCACGAACCCACCCGCGCGAATGGCTGCACAGGCTCTTTTTATGTGAGCACTGCCGCAGAAGATGCGCCTGGATATCGTGCGGGGGTCCTAGTACCCCCCCCACCGGTTTCGTGGACCGATGCTGGGTACGCCAACACACTTGTGACTGGTGGCCTCTGCATCTACTACATGAAGCCCGGGCAATCGCCTTTTCCGGCTGCGGATGGATCCGGTCCGTACGCCCCCCTCGCTGTAGAGCAGATGCTCTATTCCGACGATGTTCTCCACGATATGGTAAGAGTCCTCGGTTCTAACTTTGAACTTGTCGACACTACCAACGCGCTGAACCAGCAGGGGAATGTGTTTCAAGGCGCCTGGGACGCGAACCAGGAGGATGAGCAGGGGTATCAACTTGAGATCCCGTCCCTCCCACCGCCGGCCGTTCCAGGACTTGCCGTGGCGTACAGTTCGTGTCGCCCGGCTTTGTGCCCGCCAGGTACGACTGATGACCTGGTGAAACTCAACAACAATCGTGTCGCTGCTGCGAAAGAAGGCTTGTTCGTGATGAACCGCCTTGACTGGTCGAACAACAAGCCGTCCTCTTCGGACGGCCTCTCCTCTATCTACCAGTCCATCGACGATCACCCTGCGACGGGTGCGCTGCGCGTGTATTTGCGTGTGGCGAATGCCGATGCGATTTTCGTTCCCAGTGCGGTTACTCCGCCGGCGAATCCTGTGACCATTTCGACAAATGCCACACAGACTTGCCGCGTCTACCCAACTGGTGTCCAGATGAATTGTTCAGTGTTGACCGGTCTTCATGCCGACTACACCGCTACGATCTCTCGGACTGTGACGACGCAGTGTTTCATCCGTCCGGGCGGAAAGTTTTCCGCCTTCGCCCGGATGTCGTACATGCCCGTGGACTATGCCGTTCTTGCAGCTTTGCA